CCATGTCCACAATATACGGACCGGCGTCACCCCAGCGCTCGATGGTTCGACCAAAAGAATCTTCGGTCGTTTTGAGCAGGCTCAGGTTATCCAAAATGCGGCGAATGGCAAGCGCCATGGTGTCGTTCACCAGCAGCATGTCCGCAGTGTGGTCCGGCAACGCGTAGATCAAGCGTCGAACCTTCTGCATTAATGCGGCGTCATCGGTGCCGTCGCTGTCATCCGAAATGTCCAGCCCGCCCGCGTCTGAGATGGGCAGCCCTCCGGCGGCATCGGCGGCGGCATTGGGTAGTGCAGTCAATCCCAATCGCACGCCGTCGTAGGGGTTGTAGGCCACGAGTTCGATGTACTCACCGATCACGACCATGCCGGTGACGGTGCCATGCACGAGCACGCCGGTTGCACCGGCAGCGCAGGCGGCGTCCGGCAAATCGAGCCGGTAATAGCCGTTGCCGATGTGGAGAAAGCCGCCGTCGGCGTGGGCAGTGGTGAGCGCGGCAAGTGTGGCTTCGGTGATGTCTACCGAGGCCGCGAGTTCGCGTCGGTATTCCAGGTCAATGCCACTGGTGTTCCAGACCACACCGGTTTCGGGCGTGCCGTCGGTGGAGTCGATGATGCGGATCACGACTGAGACGTCGGTTGTGCCCGCCAGGATTCGTCTGCTCATGCGTATTCGCACGTCATCGTGCGCCTCCGGTGTATAGGCCCTGCTGAATCATTTGCGGCAGGATGGTTCCGCCCGCCGCCGCTGCGACCTTGTAGACCGCCAAACTAACCGACCACTCCAGTGACCGCGCCAACGTCCAACTGCCAGAGTCAGTCGTGCCGCCCGTAACGATGCGGTCAATTGCAGAGCCGGGTTCGCTGATCGTCCCCTGATACTCGAAAATCAAAGTAAATGCGCCATCTTCGGTAATTGTGATCGTCGCGCCGTCGCCGTTGATGCACAGCGCGCCGGAGAATAATGCACCCGCAGCGCTGGTTCCGTTGCCAGTATCAGGCGTGGTAGACGTACCTGTTGCGCCATTGGTGGCCTCCGTGCGCGTGGCGGTCACGTCCGCGCCTGAGACCTCTTCCAATCCCATGCCGAGATAACTGCCTGCCTCAGCGCCCGCAACTGTGATCGTACAACTGCCTGTCCCAGTCACAGGCACAGAATATACGACTGAGCCGACGTGATGGGAGTCGGTGGTCGTCTTTTCATTGGCCTTATCCATAAGAAATGTGCCTACCGTCGCCGTGCCCGCGCTTTTGCTGATGTCGCCAACGACATAAGCGTCCGATGTAGCTGGCCCCCACTTCCAACTATTGATCACGAGCAAATTGCCATTGGTGACATTGACCGGGTAGGCGAGCGCAACGCTGGTCGTGTTATCGGCGGTCACGCCAGTCTGTTGACTGGCAACGCGAGCAATAGCCATCAGCCGCGCTCCAGAGTTATGCCGAGCGTCATCGGCGCGGAGAGAGTCAGGCGCGCTCGGATGCGCTTACCGGCGATGCGCCACAACTCAGAGGTAGTGATCTTGGGAGCGCCGACTAATATTCCGTTACGCATTGCCGAATTGCCCTGCCAGGTGAAACCGAACTGGAAATCCCAGGTCTTGCCGCCATCGGGCGACGTTTCGACCTGGAGCGCAGCCGTCAGGGCCGGATTGCGCAGATCGTCCTCCGGGATGTCAAAGGCAATGCTCATGAACTTGGATACATCCTGCGGGATGTCGATTTCATCCGTCAGGAACGTGGCGGAGCGCAGGTCGCGGGGCAGGAGTATAACGGTGCGTTCAGCTTCAGTCAGAATTCTGCGCGGCGACCGGGTCGGCTTTCTCATCAGAATTATCTTTCGCCTATTACTTCGCCCCATAACTCATAAGTCCCGCCCCCGCCCTGTCCTTGACAACGCAGAAGATAACGCGAACCATCTGCCAGGCCGGTAATAAGTTTTAGCGTCATGATGACGCCAGAGAAGGTCGGCGTGCCGGTCAACTTTGTGGAGGATACATCTGTACCCGGCTCACCTGCCGTAATATCAAAAAGTGTGCATGTCGGAGAAGTAAGCGTCGTCACTGCCGCAGGAACGAAACCCGCAAAAGTAAGCGTGTAGGGAATGACTTCATTCTTCCCGATGACAAGCGGTGATTCCTGTATTCGACGCGAAGTAGTGATAGTCATCGTCAGTCATTATCCAGCCAACGCACAAGGTCGGCCTGCAATTTCGTGAGCTTACTCCAATCGGCTTCCGAATCTCCAATGATATGGCCTGCGCGGATCACCAAATCGAGCGTATCCAATTGCACAAGCAGTGCGAGCGGTTGATCGAGCCAGCCGCCCGCACGGGGAAGCCGACCGCGCCGCTCGCGCTCATACCATAGAGACAGAAGCGCCGGGTCAGGTTCTGCATGTACCGCCTCTGCCGTTAGTTCCCAACCGTGCTCGCCATCTCCGCTTTCTCCCTTTGCCCATTCCCAGAAGGGGCGGAGGGTGCTTTTGGGATGACGAAGGCCCTCGCAAAGTCATCAAAGACTGATTCACATAACCACTCCAGGACAGCAATCGGTGTCACGGTCAAATCCCACTGCGCGGGATCGCGCCCCTCCAGCCCACGCACGCCGCCCCAGTCATCAGCCAGCACGAGCGAGAGCGACGCGCGCCAGAGCGTCACGTCGGCGCGGTATTGCTCCAATGCTTTGAGCGCCTGATCGCGGCGCAGCAGATGTGCGCCCAACCATTCGCCCGGGATTTCCACCCAGGCAGAGTAAGCCGGGCCGGGATAGACAATGCGACGGGTCATGCGACTGTACCCCACGCAGGGGCTGTCTGCCCTGCCTGTGGTCGCCAGCGTGCATTGATGACGGCCTTGCCGCCGTTGATGGCGCAATCCGCCTGCATCAGCACGTACTCGCCTTCCCACTCAGGATCACCGGTAGTCGGTGCGGCTCCAGACTGGCCCCATTGCAGCGTGAGCGTTCCGCCTGTGCCTTCCATGCCCATCAGCACAGTGAAAGCTCCGGTTGTGGCCGTATCATCAAGGTGGAATTGGGCGCTGACTTCCGAATCGGCATGACCAGCCAGATAGGATTTCATCGTATTCGAAACGGCGGTCATGTCCACCTCGTCCAGCACCTGACCACCGCCCGCGATGCTGCCCGGAATGAGTGAGGCCGTGAGATCGCGGGCTGTCACGCCATCATCAAAGTAAATCCTGAAACTACGTTCGATGTGATTTTTGCCTGCCATGATTCAATCCTTTCAGTTACGAGCAAGAGTTGTTAGAAATGTCGTCGTGCCTGACGTGCGCACGGCCCGGAAGCGTGTATAGCGCGGGATCGTTCCAGCTACGCTGATATGTTCGGCTGTCACGGCTGAACCATTTGGTGTGAAAGTCAGCAGCGTTGTCTCTTCTCCCCCGAATGCACCGGTCGTCGAAGCCTGAATGAGAAGCGCCCACACGCCACTGGCGGTGGCCGTGATATGCAGATTGGCGTGTGCACCAAGTGTTGAGGCTGCCAGATTGTCGACGACTGTGCCATTAGTTGTAACCGCAATGCTCGTCGCCGGATAGAGCACTACGCCCCAGGGGTTGCCAGAATTGGCGTCCTCTTCGCGCGCATCAGGCATGAAGTCGGCGGTGAGGGCCGCCGCGCTGATGCTATCCTTGTCCCTCACCTCGGTCTCGACGAGATAGCCGTAGCTCTCCTCGCCTCCGAACACGTAGTGCTCTCCCG